AACATTATTAAAACAATTTGAGGAGGATAAACAATGAGAGACGCAGGCACAATAAGAGAAAGAATCTTGACGACTATATCCATCATGGCGGTAAACTATCTTTCATTATTTATAAAAGTGGAAAAGCGAATACGGTTCTGTTAGGGCCCTATCATTATTTGGGAGGCTGCATGGATATGGAACCTCCATTATCAGATCTTTATCCCTGGTACGTGACTCCTCCGATGAAGGTAAATCAAATTTTAATCTTTCCTAGCTTCCTTGAACATATGGTGAAAAAAGTCGAAGTCGATTCGGGTACGATTAGTGGAGATATTGTTATAAAAAGCTCCCTTGCTACCGAGGATTTAATTTCGAAAGAAAATCCACATCATGGAAAAAAATAATAAATATAACTATATTCGTGGTACACGGTCCATGAACCACGGCTCACGGACCTATGATATTCAAGGCATGAAACTCCCCTCCGTAACAACAATCCTTGCAAAAACAAAAGATCAAGAGTATTTAACTAAGTGGAGAAATAAAATTGGACATGAAGAAGCGGAAAGAATATTCAACCTATCTAGTAAAAGGGGCACTACCATGCATAAGTTCCTTGAGAAACACATCCAAGGCAGTAGGTATGAAGACCTTACTGAGATTGGTAAAGAAGCAAAACCGATGGCACAAAAGATTATTGATGTGGGTCTCGCTCCAATTAAAGAATATTACGGATCCGAAATAACTTTACATTATCCTGGCCTCTATGCCGGTTCAACTGATCTAGTATGTAGATACAGGAATGAAGACGCTGCTTATGGATGGGGAGAAATGGATACTATTATAGATTTTAAACAAGCTAATAGACCTAAACAAGCAGAATGGATTGATGACTATTACATGCAGATCGCGGCATACGCCATGGCCCACGACTATATTCATGGCTCTAACATTAAGTTAGGCATCATAATGGTCTGTACTCCTGACCTATATTACCAAGAATTCAAGTTTTCCGGGGTTAATTTAAGATCTTGGAAGCATAAATTTTTGAAAAGATTAGACGAGTACTATAAACTCACACAAGAATATAAACCCAAATTTGGTGCAGCGCAGGTTGATGCACAAACACTATTAAAACACTTTGAGGAGGATAAACAATGAGAGACGCAGGCACAATAAGAGAAAGAATCTTCCAAGCCTTGATTAAGCGTTATACCGCTGATCAGGAAGAGGCGTTGGTCAAGATTGATGCTCTTATAAGAGGGGAAGTCGTACCAGGTCACCACGATCTGACTGGAGATATTGACAATCTCTTATCCCAAGTCGCTTCTGCTGCTGAAAAAGTGGCGACATTAAGGCGACATTACGGCACAAATTAGGCACTCACTACCCACGTAGGGCGCGTGGTACCCACGCAGGACGCGTGGGTAGTATCTCTATATAGAGATGTGGGGAATAAATTTATTTTTGAAAAATAAATTATAGAATGCTTCAAAAAGTGTCCAAAAGGAGGAAAAACGTTGGTACTACTAGCTAAAGTGTGGACATATTTAGGACATTTTATTTTCAAATAATGTCCATACAAGAAAGGCCTCTCGCGCGCGCGATTCAACTTTTGGGAACTAGTTTTTTCTGGTACATCTCTATATAGAGAATCCTCATGCCCAAACAAAAGAAATCAAAATATCAGCATATTGTTATTAATAAGAAGAGATACTATTTCTATAAAATTCATTGGATAGACATCACCGGCGATTCTGGTCATGCCACGGCTGCCGAGTTCGATAAGTTTGAGTGTTCTAAGATGATTACTTTTGCATATATTTATAAGAGGACTAGAAAGTTTATTTGGACTTTTAGTAGTTATGACCCAAAGGATGAAGTGTTTTCAGATAGGAATGTCATGCCTATGGGTTGTGTTATAAAATTAGAGAAGAAAGATGTGTGAGGATCGTGGTGTTGACTGGTTAAGTGAATACGAGTACAACAGATTGAAGGAGGAATCTATGCCTAAGAAAAAGAAAAAAATTAAGAAGAAGAAAATAAAAGCTAAAAAGAAGAAGAAAAGATAATGACTATTAAAGCAGTTAAAAAAATTCGTAAGCTCAAGGATGAATTAGATAAGCTGCACGAAAAAGAAGACGATCTTTTATTTAAAATTGATGAAGTTATTGATGAATTAGAAGATCCAGACGAAGACTAGGATGTGGAACCCGGATCGGATTGTAGTTGTTTCAATGGCCTTAATGGCACTGTTATGTCTGTACTTTTTGGTCCAGGCTTCATCGTTATAGTCTTAACTTCTTCTTTAAGTTCTGCTATTGGTTTAGCATCCAGGATAGGTGAGTATTCTTCAATGATTTGTTTCATACGCTTTTCTAATTCCTGTTCAGTTAGATCTTCAAGTTTACCAGTTTTAATAATCTTCTGTTCAATATAAAGTCCACCAGCTTTACCTCGTGCAACTTCTGCATTTACAGCTGATGAAAAGCTACCTTTTTTAAGAGCTTCTTCACGAAGACGTGCGAGTTCTCTAATATGCTTTTCAAATGTGATTTCATATTTCTGTTGTATCTCTTCTCTTAATTCTCCAATGTATTTTACTACTAATGGATACCTGCCAACATTTCTGAGTTCACTAGCTCTTACTCTAGCTGACTCCGTAGCATAGCCAGCCTCGACCGCTGCTTCGTAAGGTGATTTCCTGCCTTCATTGTAAACATACAATTCAGCAAATTTTCTTTGAATATCTGTTAATCTTTTAGGTACTCCCATGCTTGACTTATACCGTAACTTGAAGTAAAAGTCAATTATGGCTGATAAAGAGATAGAGGAGTTTGCACAGAAAATTGCTCAACAACAGGACGCTGGAGTAAGAATTAAAAGGCAGCGACTAGAAAACCAACAGTTGAAAGAGGAGCTGGAGGTCTATCGAGAAAAAGATAGACTTCAAGAAGCTGGTCAGGTTCCTTTGTCTGAGAGACAAAAACTTATTAATGAGGTTCAACCAATTATGAAAGAGGAACAAACTATTCCCAGTCTTAGTGACATAATTGATGAGCGCAAAGTTGATATGTTTGAGGCTACTAGGATTCAGCAAGCCATGAGATTGAAAAAGGAAGACCTTAAGGTAGCATGTATAACTGCGGAGCTCCAAAAAGATAGACTTTCAGCACCTAAGATAGATTGGAAAGAAAAAATTAAAGAATTAGAAGTAGGCTTAGCAAATGCTCTTGCCGTCAATGAATCTCATCAAAAATTAAATGGAAAATTACAAGAGAGAATAACTGAATTAGAAAACGATAATAAAAAACTGGCACATGAGATTGAGGATAGAGTTCATAAGATGAGGAAGTCAGGGCTGTAATGAGTGATACAGTTAAATATAAAACAATCTCTTTGAAAGTTGAGACTTATTCTAAACTTGAAAATATGTCCGAACTACTGGTTGAAGGGGTTAAATTATCTATTCCCCAAACGATTGAGTTGCTGCTTAAGCAAGAAGAGGGAAGCCAGGAACTCAAATCTGGGTGGGGGAAGTAATGCTTAAGTGTCAAGAATTAGAGAAAGTTGTTAGAATGTTTAATGATCAGAGCATGGTAGCTAAGAATGCTAGAGTCTCGATCGAACTGCCTGATAAATCTCTTTGGGATGTTGGAGAAATCTTTTTAGCGGCTAATAAAATCATTGGAAGTAGGGAAACCCACCGACTTGTTATCAGAATTAATAAAGAAGTAGCCTCACCAGGAGAGATCGAATCTAAACTGTGAATTTTATTCACTGTGTTAAATCTGTTTATCCTCAACAATCGTGTGAAGATTTAATTAAGTGGTTTAATAAACATAAAGATCTACAACAAACAGGAGTAATGGGTCAGGAACGAGAGTCTTTAAATAATAGAGAGATATGTATACGAGTTAAAGAACCAGATGATTATTATGGTTTAGGTAAGACTCTAAAAGAGGGGATTGATAATTTTCTTTTGAATTATCCTCACACCGATAGATACGGAGGAAAGTGGAGATTAGATCTTGCAATGCAGGTGATGAAGTATGAGCCAGATCAATATTATTCAAGACTTCATTGTGAAAATGATGGACACGCTCATTATTTACGTAGAGCTTTTGCATGGCAGATTTTTTTAAATACTATTAAATCAGGTGGTGGAACAGAGTTTGTTTATCAAAAATTTGTAGCTCAGCCTGTTGTGGGTGATTTTTATATGTGGCCTGCTGGCTGGACTCACCTCCATAGGGGAGTAAATGCTCCGAAAGAAACTAAATATATTATTACTGGTTGGTGCAGTTATACCAAGCGGTGATTACTCTGAATGGCTAAGAAATTAGAATCAAAATTTTGGCAAGAAGTTAAGAAGAATACACCTGAAATTTCGTGGACTAGGCTTGAGTCTTGGGCCTCTGCAGGTGTTCCAGATCTGTTGGGATATAATAAAAAAGGACACTTTTTCACTGTTGAATTAAAAGTCACCAGGAGTAATAAGGTGGCATTTTCTCCGCATCAAATAGCCTTCCATTCACGTCATCCACACAATTCATTTATCTTAGTCAAGGCCCTTGATCCGTGGTCCGTGAAACTTGTTCCAGGGACCATGATTCTAGAACTTTTTAGGAAAGGTTTTGATTGTGCCGTGGACCATGATACATGGACCACGGTCCATGCTCGTTTGTCTGCTTGCTAGT